AGAGGATCACATTGCACGTCTTATGGCTACCCAGGCTGGTAACGATATTGAGGATACCCTTATTAACGGTACTGGAACTGGTTCAGGTTTGATGTCAGCATTCGCAGGCTTCCGTACATTGGCACTTAACAACGCACACGTTGTTGACGCTGCTGGTTATGGACTTGACAAGACCGTATTCAACCAAGCTATCAAGACCCTTCCACGTAAGTACAAGCAACGCAGAAACCAACTTCGCTTCTTCACAGGATCAAACTTGGTTCAGGATTACCTATTCAACCTAACAGCTAACGCTGGTAACGGCAACCCATTTGATATCGCTTCAGGTATCATCCGTGGAGATGTCGCTGCTAACGATGGCGGTCCAGGTTCAGTAACTCCTTTTGCGTTTGGAATTCCAGTTATCAACGTTCCGTTGATCAGCGAAACCCAGACTTACAATGGATCAGCTAACACAGGTGATGTTCACTTGACATTCCCGCAAAACTTCATTATTGGTATCAAGCGTGACGTAACCGTCTATCGTTTGTTCCAGCCAAAGAAGGACACAATTGAATATACACTATTCATTCGTGTTGGTTGCGTAATGGAAAACTACGATGCACACGTCATCGTTAAGAACATTGCAGTAGCAGGCTCAGTAATGTCTACCCCATCATTTGGATCAGCATACAATGGTTCAAACGTTACAGGTGGATTGAACGGCGAGACATTCTAATTTTAATTAGATGCAAGGCGGGGAGTTACTTCGGTAGCTCCCTTAGCCATTTAATGCTATAATAAACAATGACGAGAGGAAGTCAAATGTCATTTACAGATTTAAAAATTACAGAACTAAGAAAAGTCGCAGATTCTTTTGCTATTGATGCATCAGAATTAAAGACAAAACAAGAAATCATTGCAGCCCTTGAAGAAGAGGGCATCAGCTATCAAATGTATGCTAAGTTTGATAATGCTGAAAAGCAAGATATTGAAGTACCAGAGTTTGAAAAGCAGAAGAGAGAAAAGAAGATCATGTCAAAGACAGCAAATCAAGTGCTTGTAAAGATGGAAAGAAATAACCATTCATATCAAGTTGGCGTTTTCCAGTTTACACAAGAGCATCCATTTTTGGCTATGTCAGAAGCAGACGCTCAAAAGATTTTTGATACAGAGCAGGGTTTCCGTCTTGCGACTCCTCGTGAGGCTCAAGAGTACTACGCTTAAAAATTAAATAGGGGGTGTTCTGATTGCAAACAATCAACACAAACAGCCAGGAAAAGATTTACCTAGAGGTATATAGTAATGGAGTATTATCGCAGGCAGATTCACTGCCAACATTGTCAATATACAATGCGGACAGCGATATTTACAATCCTGGAGGTACAATCAGTCAGACACCCCTCTATACCAATTTAAATGCTTACGATGAGCCCGCAACTGGAGTTTATTCATATCAACTAACACCAAACATTACAAGTGTAAATATGGTGCTTGAAGTAGTTTGGTCTTATACCCAAGGCGGGGTAGCGGTGAAGACAACAGATTACTATAGTATTGAAACTCCATATGCTTCAATACCAGAAACAATGGATTTTCTAGGATACACGGGAGACTCTTCTAAGCCTAACTATATTGATCCGAACACAATTATTAAGACCGAAAAAATGGCAAGAACCATTATTGAAGGTTATGCGGGAATTAAATTTTATAAGTATTATGGTTTTCAAGAAATTTACGGAATTGGTGCAAATACAATTCAGCTAACAGAGAAGATGCTCTCGTTGGATCAGATTTGGGAAAATCAAATTTTAGTATTTGATGGAACAACCAGTCCAGTCTATAATACTTTTGGATATAACACAGAGATTAGCCCTACTGGTTATCAGCTTCGCATTTGGTACCCAGCCTGGCCAGACGGCTGGAACAACGAAATGGATCCAACCATTTACGAATCGGGTCGTTTTAGAGATACCTACCTATATCGTTTTGTTGGAGAAATTGGTTACAATTATGTTCCAGAAGATATTAAGCTTGCTTCAATGCTTTTGCAACAGGATATTATGTCAAACGACTACAACTGGAGGAACAAGTATTTGTCACAAGTTAACTTGAGTGAAATTTCATTCAAGATGGCAGGCGGGGCATTTAATGGTACAGGCAATGTTATGGTTGATAACATCCTAGATCAATACCGCAAGGCAAATATTGTAATTATCTAATGTTAAATAACCTAGTCTCATTTGCAGGATCAATCATGAATATGAACGCAGATGTTTATATTCAAGAAAATACTCAGGATGCCAATACTGGAGAGATTACCCGTCAATGGGTATATTCTCAAACTATTCAGTGTCGTATTGAGCCTGTTAAATCACGTGGTGCTTCTACAAGAACAGACAATAAGACGTTCGGAACAACTGGAGACGAGTTATATAACGAAAAATTTCAATTAAAGATGTACGGAACCTCCTTGCTTAGTAAGCGTTGGCGTATTCAAAATATCAGAACAAATAAAGGTAAGTCAGTATTTGTTGAAATTGATAGAACAGGAACACCAGATACAATTTTTGAAGTAATGTCTTCACATGCGGTTGTTGATCCTTTTGGATCAATTTCCTATTATGTGTCAGTACTTCTAAGGACTGAGCTACAAGATGACTCTGAAGCTTGAGATTGACACAAAACAACTAGTTCAAGGCTTGGATGATTTAGTTATAGGAATTGATCAACTTGTAAAGCCAAAAGCACTTGAGCAAATATCAAGAGCCGTATTCTCCATAACAGGAGAAAGATTTATGGTTGATATTGATAACTACTCAAGAGCTAATCCTAAAAAAATGCACCACGTTTATGAGTGGGGTCAAATAGGAGAAAAAACAGCAAGGCTATTTGTTTTAGAAAGAACCTCTGTTCTTGATGGAAGTCTTTTAATAACAACAAATTTTTTGCAATCAAAAATGCCAGTTCCAATAAGCCCAGAGCTTTTAAGACCAGGTAAGACTGGCAAGGTTGTAACTGCAAGAAATATTTTTGCTAATAAAGCACAAGTTATGGAGCAAGGAAATCCAGTGTCTTTTCAAGCAAAAAGAATACTTGCCATGACTTCTGGAAACGGCATCGCTTTCGTAGCACCTGGCACACAGATTAATATTCTTCACCCAGGAGGAATTCAGACAAGAAATGCTTTTGCTGAGTATTTGCTTGAATGGTACAGCAAAAATGGTAATGTAATTATGGAATCATCTGGGGTGTATGAGAGAATAGCTAGTGACGTTGCAAAAGTTTTAAGCACTAAGGGTGGAAATGCGACGGGAGTACAAAAAGCAGTTACTTTAATTGCTGATGCAGTAGATACAGGGAGTGTAATAAGATGACGGTAGATTATTCAAGAGTGGCAGCCACAGATGTCAGAAATGCTATTTGGGCTCAGTTGCAAAGCTATGGCATACTTCATGCTAATGACTATATTCCACAAGGCTCTAATGGCCTTACAACCGCTCTTTGCCCTATTATTCCATCACAGCAGGTGCCAGAATTTAACAATTTGCTGCCAGGTAAAACCTATATAACCTATGACATTATTCAAAAAAATTACGGGGTTCAATGGTGGCTTTCACAAGAAACTATGGTTCTCCAGATTATTTCAAGAAGCAATGCTCAGATCCTGACCATATCAAACTTCCTGACAGACTTTGTCAGACGCTATGAGTATTCAGCTGCTGATATAAATGACGTGGCTCATACAGCAAATAGCCCATTTAAGTTCTTATATTGCAGACTAGAGGCAGCCAACCCAATCCAGCCATTCCAAGATGAAGGCGGGTTCATGAGTGGTGACTTCTCATTCATGTATACCTATACCCGTTCGGTAGATGAGGGTACAAACTCCAATACTGGAAGATATATCTAAAGTTTGAATTATTTCCAACAAATGCTATGATTTTCTATGAGGAAGCAAGTTGTCGTCTTTTTTGTTTTAAATTTAAAATAAATAAGGTGGTGAAATAAATAAATGGCTCTAAACACTAAAAATGTAATCGTAGGTGCAGCAGCACTTTTTACTAGCGTTGGAAACAACACTAATACTTTTGGTCGTCCAGCAACAGACTCTACAACTCTTGGTACTTTGTTCCCAGCTGGTGTTCCAGCTCGTCAAGGTCTCCTTGCATCTAATGGAGCATCTAACGGTGGATACCGTGAAGTAGGATTTACAAACACAGGACTTGAGATTTCATACGAACCAGTATATGGTGAGATTATGGTTGATCAACTTTTGGACGCAGCTCGTATCTTTAAGCAAACTCTCAAGGTTTTGCTAAAGACCGAACTTACAGAAGCAACTCTTGAGAACCTTACATTCTCATGGGGACAAATGGACTCTTACTATGTTGCAAAT